GCAACCCCAGTTAACACTGGTGGAACAGATGCTGGTAAAAATGTATCCGTAGTTTTAAAAAATATAACAACCTCTAAGGTTGATGGAATTGTAAGATTTGGTACAACTGGTGATATGTCGGTTGATGTAAATATTATAATTATTGGAATACCTAACTAAATAATGATTAAGTGTGATAGATGTAATAAAAGAATGTTTGTTGATAGACAGTATACTTCAGTTTCTCATTTAGAAACATACTGTATGTACTGTGGATCTAGAAAATTTTTTAATCCACCTGAGCAATCAAAAGAGGGGCGATGGCTACTAGAAAAGGAAAAATTGAGAGCGAAAACTACAATCTCTCCCCTGTAATTCCTGGTAACAAAAAGGTTTGGTTTTTGAATGGTGATCTAGTTAGAGTCCATCACCTCAACAGGTCTAATGGCATTATGTCTGTTTATAATATTACAAAAGACCAAATTGAAAGTTGTTTAATTAATGATTTTAAAAAAAATCGTGAACGAGCATATACTGTAGGTCAGACTGCTGATTTAGTTAATCGTCATAAAAAATATATGCCATCACTAATGAAACGAGGAATCATTCCTTTCCCTACTGGATCACAAAAAGGCGGAGCAAGGGGGTTTCAGGTTAGATCATATTACTCAGAATCGCAAGTACGGGAGATACGTGATATACTTGCTACGTACCATATTGGTAGACCAAGAAAAGACAATTTAATAACAAATGATATTACACCATCCACACAAGAGTTGACAAGACGGATGGGGGACGGTATAATTACATATACAAGAACTGAAGATGGAAGGTTTATCCCTATTTGGGGAGAATCTATTTAATAATAAAGGGGTATGAAATGCAAAACGAAGACACTAAAGTTGGAGTTACTTTGGGGTATACACTTAACCTTGGTAACTTTCAGTCACTAAGGATTGATCTTAATGTGATTGATTCTAAGCGTGAAGGTGAAAATACAAACGATGCTTTTGAGCGTGTTTACAAGTTTGTAGAAGATAAGTTAACTGAAAAGATTAACGAAGCAAAGTCTGAAATCGCAGAATAATGGCAGAACGCAAAGACCGAATGGCTTTGCTTTCACGCTACAGCAAGTTCCATACTGCAAAATATGAGCAAAAGCCATCGTTAAATTTAAATGTAGAGCAATGGGCTTCAGATGCCCTTATTGAGTCATACGGAATAGGACAGTGCTACGATCTTCTTGAGTACTACTTTGGTGTCGCTCAGTCTCCTTCTTGGAATTACTTTGCGTACAATGCAGAAAAAATATTACAAGCAAGACTAGATAAGCAACAGGATGATAAAGAAAGAGCGGAAAGAAGAAGAATGGCTAAGGAGTGGTTAAGTGAATAATACAGAAGCAAAATTGATCACTGCAGTTCTTGAAGATAAGCAAGTTCATGTTTTGCTTCAAGCAAATATAGACAACCTTCTTAGAACCCATAATGATGTTTGGAATTTTGTAAGAAATTATTTTGAGCATAATTCTGCAGTACCTCCAGTATCTTTGGTTGTTGAAAAATTTAGAGACTTTGAACCCATCCAAGGTGTAGGAGCAACTAAGCACCACTTAGAAGAACTTCAAACAGAATACCTAAACGATAGCCTAAAGGATATTCTTCGTTCTGCTGCTACAGATGTTCAGCAAGGTGAGGGAGTAAAGGCTTTAGATTTACTCATTACACAAACATCAGAATTAAAAAAGAATACTTCCGCAATTCGTGATATTGATGTAACAGATCTTGAATCCGCAATCGCATACTTTGAAAATATGAAAGAGCAGCAGGCACTTGGCAAGGTTGGAATTAAAACTAATCTTCCAGGATTTGACAACTATCTTCCAGCAGGAATTATGCCAGGTCAACTAGGAGTCTTTTTAGCATACCCAGGTATAGGAAAGTCGTGGATGGCTCTATACTTTGCTGTACAGGCCTGGAAACAGGGTAAGACACCCCTTGTAATCTCACTTGAGATGTCAGAAACAGAAGTGCGTAACCGTGTATTCACAATCATGGGTGAAGGTCTTTGGTCACATAGAAAGATATCAAATGGTGAGATTGAGTTAGACATGCTGAAATCGTGGCATGCAAAGAACCTTCAGGGCAAGCCTGAGTTTCATATTATTTCTAATGATCAAGGTGGCGAGATTAACCCCTCAGTGCTTCGTGGAAAGATTGATCAGTACAAACCAGACTTTGTAATCGTTGACTACCTTCAGTTGATGGCTCCTAATCAGAAGTCAGACAATGAAACAGTACGAATGAAGAATCTTTCACGAGAACTAAAACTAATGGCTATTGGTGAAGAGGTTCCTATTATTGCTATCTCATCTGCTACACCAGATGATGTCAATGACCTTTCTACGGTCCCTACACTAGGTCAAACAGCATGGTCTAGACAGATTGCATACGATGCAGACTGGGTTATTGCTCTTGGTAGAGCATCAAATAGTGATATTATTGAATGCGCTTTTAGAAAGAACCGTAACGGGTTTATGGGAGATTTCCTTGTACAGGTTGATTTTGACAAGGGATACTACAGATATAAAGATTATGAAGATAAGTAGTTATAATATGGTATGTCAAATTTTCACCACAAGACAATTAAAAGATTTAGTTTGGATGGCATCATCCATGATGAATCTGCCCTTGGTAGGTTAAAGGGTGAATACACAAGGTTACTTGTTTCAGAGATGCGTCTCTGTGGATATGTACCAAGAATTGACATTGATCCAGATTTTACTATAGACTATAATGAAAAAAAGCAATATTTTGAATTTAAAATATCAGTACACGGAATATACGCAGGGAAAAGGAAAAGCGAATGGATAGCAGGGATAGACGTAAACAAGCCAATACATATACAAAAGAACAAATTAAAAGAGTTCTCGCAGGAACAGGCATAACTGTAGAGTCTGAGGTTGATTCAGACTATATTATTTTTTGTCCTTACCATAATAACAATAGGACCCCTGCTGGAGAAATTGATAAGAATAATGGTACCTTCTTTTGTTTTTCCTGTCATCATGTTGCAGACCTTGTAGAATTTGTAATGCATACCTCTGGAAGATCTTATTTTGAGTCTATTAGATTTATTAAAACAAAAGAAACTCAGCAAGATCTAGAGCGTGACATCAATCAAAAACTTGTGACAAAGCCAGACTTTGTTCCGTTTGATGAATTAATCATTAAGCGTTTACATAATGGATTACTTGCATCAGATAGACCCAAAGATTATTTTAAGTATAGAAAAATATCTACATCCTCATGGTCTAAGTTTTCTCTTGGATATTCTGAAAAACAAGACATGGTTACAGTTCCTGTGCATAGTCCAGATGGAATGTCAGTTGGGTTTGTTGGAAGATCAATTGAGGGTAAAGAGTTTAAGAATACTCCAGGATTGCCAAAAGCAAAAACATTGTTTAATTTAAATCGTGTAAAGACTGCAGATAGGGTGTATGTAGTTGAGTCGTCATTTGATGCTATTCGTTTAGACCAGGTAGGACTTCCAGCAGTTGCTACACTTGGATCCAATGTATCAAATCTACAAATAGAATTGCTTCAAAAATATTTTAATAACATTATTGTTATTGCAGATAATGATGAAGCGGGAGGAAATATGAAAACTAAGATAATTGAAAAACTTGGTTCTCGTGTTTCCGTTATACAATTAAATAAAGAATATAAAGATATTGGTGATATGTCAGATGAAGATATCAAGAAATTGGAAGTTTCATTTGACAAAGACATTATCTCTATGCTAAACTAATATAACAAACAAAGGAGAAATATATGAGCGTAATTAAGGGATTAAAAGATATCAACGCCCTGCTCGAAAAACCAAAGTATGAAGGAACAGGACAAAAGGTTCGTTGGGTTAAGTTGGCTGACGGACAATCAGGAAAAGTTCGTTTTGTTGAAGAACTAGACCAGGACTCAGCAAACTATTCAGAAGCCCGTGGCCTTTCTGTAGTAGTTTCAGAACACACAAATCCAAAGGACTACAAGCGTAAGGCTGCTTGTACACAAGAATCAGAAGGTCGTTGTTTCGGTTGTGAGATGGCACGTAAAGAACCAAAGTCAGGCTGGAGAGCACGACTTCGTTTTTACTGCAATGTACTAATCAACGATGGACTTGAAGATCCATATATTGCTGTTTGGTCACAAGGAATTTCAAAGCAATCAGCATTTAATAACATTCGTGAGTATGCTCTTGATACAGGTAGCATCTCTAATCTTGAGTGGAAGTTAAAGCGTAATGGTCAGGGAACTGAAACTAATTACACACTTCTACCATCAAAGCCAGATGCAGAGCCATTCAATTGGGATGGCTTTGAATTCTTCAACCTAGAAAAGGTTGTTCGTGAGGTTCCATATCCAGAGCAAGAAGCGTTCTACTTTGGATTTGACACACCTTCTGTTACCAGCACCAACATCGACTGGTAATAGATGTCTTACGTAGGCTTACACGTACATACCCACTACTCGTTATTTGACGGGATTGCTACTCCAGAAGAATACATTGACCGTGCAGTTGAGTTAGGGATGCCAGCAATAGCCATCACTGATCACGGTACTTTATCTGGGCATAGGGAACTGCACCGTATTGCAAAAGCAAAGGGTATTAAGCCTATACTTGGCGTAGAAGGCTATATGTGTAAAGATAGATTTGATACTAGAGATAAGTCTGAAAGAGATGGAGATCTAGATCTACTCTACAACCATATAGTTCTTCTCGCCAAGAATCAAATTGGTTTAGAGAATTTAAATAAGATTAGTGAGATATCTTGGACAGAAGGATACTTTAAGAAACCAAGGTTTGACTTTGAAATTCTTGAAAAATATTCTGAAGGAATTATAGTAACATCTGCATGTCCAAGCAGTGTATTGGTAAAAGCACTTGAGAATAATGAATTTGCTATAGCAAAAGATTATATTCAATGGTTTAAGCGTGTCTTCAATGATGACTACTATATTGAAGTCATGCCCCATAATGAGGCAGAGATAAATAAACAATTAATTCAATTAGCCGATGAGTTTGGTGTAAAGGTTGTTGTAACTCCAGACTGTCATCATAGTTCAACAGATCAAAAAGAAATTCAAGAGTTTAAGTTGCTACTTAATACACATGTTAAGATTGACAAAGAGCATACTTTTGAAAAATCCAAGAAGCACTCAGACATGATGAAAAGACTTGACTATCTTTATGGTGAGGATCGTCAGATAACATTTAACAAGTTTGATATTCATTTGCTTTCTTATGAAGAAATGAAGTCTGCTATGGAGGCACAGGGTATTGACCGTCCAGACATTTATAAAAATACTTTAGAGGTTGCTGAAAAAGTTGGTGACTATGGAATTCAAGAAGGATTAGACCTGCTTCCAGTACAATATAAGAATCCAGATAAAGAATTAAAAGAACTTGCACTTGCTGGATTAACTGAGCGTGGTGTAGATGGTCAAGAGTATTTGGATAGACTTGATGAAGAGTTACAAGTAATTAAAGATAAAAAGTTTGCACCATACTTTTTGGTTGTACGAAATATGATTGCATGGGCAAAAAAAGAAGGAATCATGGTTGGTCCAGGTCGTGGATCTGCAGCAGGTTCATTGCTCTGCTATGCATTAAGAATTACGGACATTGATCCAATCAAACATGGACTTCTGTTTTTCCGTTTTATTAATCCAGACAGAAATGACTTTCCTGATATTGATACTGATATTCAAGACTCTCGCCGTGAAGAAGTAAAAGACTATTTATTTAGACAGTATCGACATGTTGCATCTATTGCTACTTTTCTTTCTTTTAAAGACAAGGGTGTTGTAAGAGATATTGCACGAGTATTAAATATTCCTCTTACAGATGTCAACAAGGTTTTAAAGATGGTTGATACTTGGGATGAATATTGTGGTTCAAAGACAACACGGGAATTCCGTGAGAAATATCCAGAGGTAGAAATTTATGGAGAACAACTTCGTGGTCGTATTAGGGGCACTGGCATTCACGCTGCTGGTGTTGTCACTAGTAAAGATCCTATTTTTAGGTACGCACCAATGGAGACACGCTCTTCTACTGGTAGCGATGAGCGTATTCCTGTTGTTGCAGTTGACATGGAAGAGGCTGAAAAGATTGGCCTTATCAAGATTGATGCACTTGGACTAAAGACTCTTTCAGTTCTTAAGGACACGCTTGATATTATTGAGGAGCGAGACAATAAGAAAATTGACCTACTTAAGATTGATATGGATGATAAGAATGTTTATCAAATGCTTTCAGATGGATATACCAAAGGTGTGTTTCAGTGTGAAGCAGCACCATATACAAATCTTCTAATAAAGATGGGTGTCAAAAATCTTTCAGAACTTGCTGCCTCAAACGCCCTAGTTCGTCCAGGTGCAATGAACACAATTGGAAAAGATTATATTGAGCGTAAGCATGGTCGTCAAAATATTGGGTATACTCACCAAGTACTAAAAGAGTTTACGGAGGACACATATGGTTGCATTCTTTATCAGGAACAGGTTATGCAAGCATGCGTATCGCTTGGCGGTATGTCCATGTCGGAAGCAGATAAAGTTAGAAAGATCATTGGAAAGAAAAAAGATGCTAAAGAGTTTGATGTATTTAAAGATAGGTTCGTTGAGGGTGCTTCCCGCTTTGTTGCTCCTAATACTGCTCGTGATCTTTGGCATGACTTTGAGGCTCACGCAGGGTACTCATTCAACAAGTCACATGCAGTGGCATACTCAACATTATCTTATTGGACAGCATGGCTTAAGTATCACTACCCATTAGAGTTTATGTACTCACTACTAAAGAATGAAAAGGACAAAGATGCAAGAACTGAATACCTTATTGAGGCAAAAAGAATGGGCATTAGCATTAAACTACCTCACATCAATGACTCAGATATTGATTTTAAAATTGAAGGCAAGGGTATTAGATTTGGTCTTACTGCTATTAAGTATATTTCCGATAAAATTGCAGAACGTTACATTTCTGCAAGACCTTTCTCTTCGTATGCTCAACTTGAAGAGTTTACTTTTACTAAAGGAAATGGAGTTAACTCTCGTGCTCTTCAAGCATTACGAGTTATTGGCGCAGCGACATTTAGTGATAATCCAAGAAATGACGAAGAGATTAAACAAAATCTCTACGAATATTTAAACCTACCAGAATTTAATATTACGGTTCCATCTCATTATTACGGCTTTATAACAGAGGCTCAGGATTATGAAGAAAAGGGTTCTTTGATTGTAATGGGTATGGTAAAATCTATTAAAAGAGCAAAAGGTTGGTCAAGAGTAGAACTATTAGATAAAACAGGAAGTGTAGGAATTTTTGATGAAGAGCAAACAACTATTGAAGCAGGCGTATCGTATCTCATTCTTGTTAATGATAATCGGATTCTTTCTGCTATCCCTATCGATCAAATAAAAGGTTCAACATCTGGTCTTGTTAAATTTTTAAATTACAAGCAATTGCCGTACAAAGATAACGAAATGTTTGTTTTATCATTTAAACCAAGAGTTACAAAGGCTGGAAAAAAGATTGCATCTTTAACAGTTGCAGATACAGCAAGAGATCTTCACTCAATAACTGTATTCCCAACATCTTTTGCAAAGGCATATATGAAAATTGAAGAAGGAAATGCTTATAGATTTGAACTAGGAAAAACAAAAGATGGAACCGTTATATTGGAGGATATAAATGTCAGTTAGTGTTGAAGAGGCAATGGCTCAACTTGATCCAAAGTTAAGAAAAAAACTAGGAACAGGAGTAGGAGTAAACTATGAATACCAGCCTACCCCAAGTTATGGTTTAAACCGTGCTCTAGGAGGTGGACTTCCTTATGGTAGACAAGTTCTTATCTGGGGTTCAAAGTCATCTGCAAAGTCCTCTATGTGCCTTCAAATGATTGCCCTAGCACAAGCAGAAGGAAAGTTGTGTGCCTGGATTGATTCAGAGATGTCATACTCTGAAGATTGGGCTAGGTCTTTAGGGGTAGATCCAGAAAAACTTATTTACTCACAAGCAAGAACTATCAGTGATATGGTAGATGTTGGTGTTGGGTTAATGAATGCAGGAGTTGATATAATAGTGGTAGACTCTATTACATCAATGCTTCCTGCAATCTATTTTGAAAAAGATACTGATGAAATGAAGGCTTTGGAAAATACAAAACAAATTGGAGCAGAATCCCGTGACTTTAGCAATGCATGGAAAATGCTTAACTATGCTAATAATAAAGTTAAGCCTACTCTGCTTGTGCTTATTAGCCAGTCTCGTAATAATATTAATGCTATGTATACTAGTCAGCAGCCTTCTGGTGGTCAGGCTACTAAGTTTTATTCCTCATGTATTGTTAAACTCTTTTCTTCAGAGTCAGACAATCAAGCAATTAAAGGCAAGATCAAGGTAGGAGATAAATTAATTGAAGAAAAAGTTGGCAGAACTATTCGTTGGGAATTACAATTCTCTAAAACCTCTCCAGGGTTTCAATCTGGTGAGTATGATTTTTATTTTAGAGGTGATGATATTGGTCTTGACACCATCGGTGATCTTGTTACTACTGCTGAACTAAATGGTATTGTAGAACGCACAGGTGCTTGGTATATACTTCCTGATGGTACAAAAGTTCAAGGTAAGGAAGCATTTGTTAATCGTGTTAGAGAGGACCTTGACTTGCAAGAATCAATTAAGTCAAAACTAAATGGCTAGTTATACTGTTTATCACGGTCAATGGATTTGTCACACATGTAAAACTACAGTGCCAACATTAAGATGTTATGCTGAAACAAAAACATTGACTTGGATGTGTAAGGATAAGCACCTAACTACTGTATATTTAGGCAAAAAAACTAAAAAAGATTTTGAGGTATAATAGTACTATGAATAATTTTCCTATGTATACAAAAACAAAAGCAGAAGACTTTATTGACAATCAAGATTTTCCTGTTGTACAAATTGAAAACATTTTATCTGATGAGCATATTGCAGAAATATACTATAAGGTTGCTCAAACAGATGACTCCCAAACAATAACTCAGCCTTGGGCTGGGCATAAAGCCTATCATACCAAATTTTCAAAGGATGTTATTTCGCAAATAGAAAAAAGAGTATCGCAAATAGTTGGTGAAGAAATGATTATGGCGGAATACTCTTTTGCTAGATACTCAGAAGAATATGGCTATAAGTGCAAATTGTTTCCACATTATGATACAAAAAAATCACAAAGAATAACTTGTGATATTCAACTAGAGTCAAATGAAAATTGGGGAATTATAGTAGAGGGTAATCAATACAATCTAAACTACAATGATGCTTTGATCTTTGCGGGAAGCCAACAGATGCACTGGAGAGAAGATAAACGTATAGGACAAGATACAAAAATTGATATGATGTTTTGTCATCTTGCATATAAAAATGATAGACCTCTTCAAGAAAATCATGTAGCGATATTAGAAAAAAGAACTCGTGCTTTAATGATGGACACTGGTATTGACAGTCAGATAGAAACAAATGACAGAAAAGAGTGAGTCAAAAAGAATTGGTGCAAAACAGCACAAGAATTCTGGCAGAAACACACATAAAGGTGATGCAACATGGCAAAACTTTACTGTAGATTTTAAAGAGGCTTCAAAGTCTTTCACATTAAATAAAGATGTATGGGCAAAGGCCACAACAGATGCAATTAAAAATAATAGCGATCCGTTAATAATAGTTGTTCTTGGCTCTGGAAATACAAAAGTTAGACTTGCTATACTGGAATTTGATTTATTAGATCAAATTCTAGATGGTGTATAATATAATAAAAGGAGATACTATGAAAAAAGATTTACCAAACGTATTAATCGACAATGCTTTAACACAAGAAGATGTAGCAGAAATATATAAGATTGTTTCTTCAACTACCAGCCAAACCTTTGTTGAAGATCTTGGATATAACAGTTGGCATATTCAATTACCACAACATATTATTGATAAGTTTACAAAATATGCTGAGGGTATTGCTGGAGAATCATTAGTTCTAAAGGAATATAATTTTTCTAGATATCAAAAAACAGTTTCAAATTGTGGAAAGTATACTTTTTATCCATTGCTCTTTCCACATACTGACGAGGTATTTAATGAGTCAAGACTCACTTTAGACTATCAGATAGGTTCAAATGTATCTTGGGGAATTACAGTAGATAACTGGGAGTCTGAAGCAACATATACACTCAAAGACAATCAACTACTTTCTTTTTCTGGTTCTCATCAGGTTCACTGGAGACCAAAAAGAGAATTTGTAGATGGTGAATTTTTAGAAGCAATATTTTTGCACTTCTCACCAACTACATCAGAAACTCTCACTGCTGATCATGTAAACATTATGAGAAAAAGAGCAAAAGAAAAATATATAGTTTGGAATGATGAAACGGGTGCTTCATCTAACAAGTCAGAAGACGGCTTGCTAAAGTACAATCCGAAAGAGTCAAATTAATTATGGCTGAAATTCACAAGTACCTAACTGATTTTAATAAATATAAAACAAAAGTTCCATTTTATGTAGATAATTTATTTACTGATGCTGAATCAAAACAGTTAATGGATATTATTTATCAAAATAAAAATATGCTAGATCCAGTTGTGCATAAACCAAATGAGCAGACTAGTGAAAAAAATTGGGATAGGTTTAGACCAAAAACAATTGAGTATATGTCAAGAGTGCTTGTTGAGTTTCAGATGCCCAAAAACTTAGAAGAAAAACTAGACAATATTGCAAAACCAATTTATGATGGAGATGTTGCTCTATGTCATTATAACTATATTGAATATAATAAAAAGTATGGCAATGGAAATAATAGTCCAAAGTTGCCTCCACATATAGACGCAGATGAAAATCTAATAACTATTAATCACTGTGTTGATGGAAACATTGAGTGGGATCTTTATATTGGAAACCAAGAAGACGGGACCACCTTTACAAGATATACACTAGAGCCTGGGCAAACAATAGTTTTCAGTGCAGTCAATCAGGTTCACTGGAGACCAAAGCGCAAATTTAAAGATGGCGAGTTTCTTGAGATTGTTAGCATGGACTATTGTCCAATAACTAACTATAGGTTTACTGGAGAAATGAATCCACTAGATGCATACACATATCCAGAAAAAAGAAGTGCTTACACAAATTCTTTAAACTATTTGCCAGAATTTAAAGCAGCGTGGAATCTTTATCATCAGGATGGTATGAAAGACGGAGTAATTGGAGATGATTTTTAATGGAAGAAAAAACAACTATTGATATGGTAAATGGTCTTGTAGAAATTGCAGACTATATGGAAGATGAAGAACTGACAACTGCATTAACAATGATTGCTAAACTAATTATAAAGCCAGATATTCCAATCAATGTGGCTCATGTAGAGATTGTAAGGCTTCAGGCAATCGCAGCAAAGATGGCATTTAAAGCAACATGGATGGCAAATGTAGATAAATCTGATAGAGGCAAAAAAAATCTTTACTACACTGCTGCTGAATCAATTAACAATTTAGTGTCTGCACTAAAATACATCACACGCTGATATCTGCTATACTTATAAGAATAGAAAAGAGTTTTAAGATAATGACAAAAAATTTACTAAAGCAAGTTATGATCAGACCAGAAACAAGCAATAAATCGGAAGAGCCAACTTTTGCTGATGGACTTATTGAGGCAATTAGGAATGGCTATACAGTTAACCTAAAACCACGCTTTCAAAAGAAGACAACCTTTGCTCCTTCATCTTTGACATACGGAGCAGGTGAGTGTGCTAGATATTGGTACCTTGCATTTGATGGTGCAATTTTCCATGATGATGCAGATGCTTTTGGTGTAGCAAACAGAACCAGCGGAACACTGAGCCATGATAGAATCCAAGATGCTGTTATGAATGCTGGGCTTTTGGCAGAAGATATGGAGTTTGATCCAGAACCAAGCAAGTACAAGAAGCAAATTCATCCAGCATTAGAGTTTAGAATCAAGCATGATGACCCACCAATTTCAGGGTATGGCGATGTAATGCTTAATTATAATGGTCAAACTATTCTTGGTGAAATTAAAACCATGATGAATGAAGGCTTTGAGTATAGAAAAGCAAGCAGGAAGCCAAAGGTTGGCCACCTAATGCAATTAATTATGTATATGAAGATTCTCAAGAAAGATAAGGGTGCATTGATTTATGAAAATAAAAATAACCATGACCTACTTATTATTCCTGTAGAAGTAAACGATCATTACCGTCGGTGGGTAGACCAGGCATTTGATTGGATGCGAACAGTTCGCAAGGCATGGGAAGATAAAACTTTGCCTCAAAAAACATATAGATCAAATTCAAAGATCTGTAAGGTTTGTCCATTACAAAAAACTTGTGCCGAAGCAGAGACAGGGGTAATTAAAATTAAACCTCTGGAGTTGCTGGAAGATGAAACATTGTAGTTGGTGTGACACAGAATTTAAAACTGATATAAGTTATCAAATTTATTGCTCTGTTATTTGTAGAGAAAAAGCAACTAAGGAAAAAATTGCACAAAGATATGTAGTTTCAAGAAGACAAAAACGAAAAGGTAAAGACCGTTTATGCAAATCTTGTTTAAAACAATTATCAATATACAATGATGATAATTTATGTAATTTGTGTTTAGTTAATCCATCAGATGTTGTAAAGGCTTTAAAAGAAATAAAAGGAAAAATAAATGGTACAAAATAAGTGGGGTGTAGAAATAAAACCAGAACGAATTTGTGCTATTGATGCTAGTACTAACAGTTTTGCCTATGCAACATTTCATGGTGAATACTTAAAAGAAGTTGGAAAGATTAATTTTGAAGGCAAAGATATATATGAAAAAGTAATTGACGCTGGCAGAAAGTCTAAGGGCTTGTTTGAACATGTTATAAATGTAGATGCGATTGTAATTGAACATACAGTATTTATGAACAGCCCTAAGACTGCTGCTGATCTTGCGTTAGTCCAAGGTGCTTTATTAGGTGCAGCAGGTCAATCTGGCATTAGAACTATTGGCAAGGTGTCACCAATCACATGGCAAAACTTTATTGGAAATAAAAAGATTTCTAAAGATGAAAAATTATACATTAGGTCTCAAAGTCCAGGAAAATCTGAGTCATGGTATAAAACTTTTGAAAGAGATCTGCGTAAACAAAGAACTATTAATTTTATCAATATTCAGTATGATAAGACTATTACTGATAATGATGTGGCAGATGCCTGCGGTATTGGGCATTGGGCTATAAAAAACTGGATTAAAGCAATAGGAGTTGACAAATAACACTATGGCTGCTAAACTATATACTAGTGAGACTTGGCTTAAGAAAAGATTTCTTGTGGATAAAAAAACACCAAAAGAAATTGCTTCAGAGTGTGGGACAAGCGTAGAGACAATATATGTTTATTTGGCAAAATACGGATTAAGGAAATCTAAACGATGAATAAATTACAAAAGGTTGTTGCAGTTTTAACTATTGCTGGTGCAGTTGGAATTAGTTATGCACTCTATACATTAAAGGGTTTGCCAGAAACATTTGATTGGGAGGATGACGAATGAGCGTTCAAACACAATATGTTATTTCAAATATTTGTGATGAAATAAAAGATATGCTTATTAAGAAGAATCAATCATACGGTGATTCTGCCATTGATCCAATTAGAATTTTTTCAAAGGCAAACACAGATGAGCAGATTAAGATTAGAATAGATGATAAACTTTCTAGAATATCTAGAGGCTCTGAGTTTTATGGGGACAATGACATAGACGATCTAATTGGATATCTAATCTTGTTTAAGGTTTCAAAGGTGCTATTAGATGTCAACTGAAGAAGACCTAGTAAAGCATTTAGATCAGGTAAATAATGTAGTTGAAGAATACCTAAAAGGTAATGACCCAACTGTCATTTCAAAACAATTAGATATTCCAAGACAAAGAGTGGTTGCTTATATTGATGAATGGAAGACTATGGCTTCCGATAATGCTGCAATTCGTGCTCGTGCAAAAGAAGCACTTGTAGCAGCAGACACACACTATAGCAAACTTATATCAAAATCTTATGAAGTTATTGATGAAGCGTCAATGACAAATAATCTTACTGCAAAAACAACAGCGATTAAACTTGTTATGGATATTGAGTCTAAGAGAATTGACATGCTACAAAAGGCTGGATTGCTTGAGAACAAAGAACTTGCAGAAGAGATGGTTGAGATTGAAAAACGACAAGAGGTCTTAATGTCAATACTAAAAGATATTGCCTCTGAGTATCCAGAAATTCGTGATGAAATTATGAGACGACTCTCCTCTATCGCCAAGCAAGATGAGGTTATTACGGTAATACATAATGGCTGATTTTGGTGATTTTCTTGAGGCTTTAAAAAATAATAATTTTGAAGAAACTCCCGTAGATGCTAAAACATTTGTTGAGGGTGAAGACTATCTTGGTCAGCCTCCGCTATCTCAAGTGCAATATGACATTGTTGAGGCCATGAGCCAAATATATAAACAGGAGGACTTGATTGATCTTCTTGGTAATGAAGAAGGAAGACGCTATTATAAAAAATATACAAAGAACGAAGTTATTCTGCAACTTGGCAAGGGATCTGGGAAAGACTTTGTATCAACAGTAGCCTGTGCATATATTGTATACAAACTGCTATGTCTTAAAGATCCTGCAAGATACTTCGGTAAGCCCTCTGGAGATGCCATTGACTTAATCAATGTTGCTATAAATGCTCAACAAGCAAAAAATGTTTTCTTTAAAGGATTTAAAACAAAGATCGAAAAGTCTCCATGGTTTGCTGGTAAGTATAACCCTAAAGCAGAAAGTATTGAATTTGATAAAGCAATTACTGTTTACTCTGGTCACTCAGAGCGTGAGTCTCATGAGGGCTTGAACCTTATCCTTGCTGTCCTTGATGAGATATCTGGCTTTGCTAATGATGTAGGTACTGGAAACGATCAAGGAAAGACCGCAGATAACATCTACAAGGCTTTCCGTGCCTCTGTAGATTCTCGTTTTCCAGATCTTGGAAAAGTTGCACTCCTTTCATTCCCTCGTTATCCAGGCGACTTTATTTCACAAAGATATGATGCTGTAATTATGGAAAAAGATGTTGTATCAAAAGATCATACATTTGTTATGAATGAGGACTTACCTGAAGATGCTGAGGGAAATACATTAAAAATTACTTGGGATGAAGACAACATAGTTTCTTACAAGTATCCAGGAGTGTTTGCATTAAAGCGTCCTACTTGGGTTGTTAATCCTACTAGAAAAATTGATGACTTCAAGTTGGCATTTTATACAGACCTTGGAGATGCAATGCAAAGATTTGCATGTGTTCCAACATATTCAACTGATGCGTTTTTTAAACAGGTAGAAAAAGTAAGATCATGTATGACCATAAGAAACCCAATTGATACATACAAAAGATTTGATGAAACATTTAAACCAGATCCAAATAAAAAATATTATGTACATGCTGACCTTGCACAAAAGCATGACAAATGTGCAGTAGCAATTGCACATGTGGATAAGTGGGTAAATATTCAGGTAATTAAAGATTATCAACAAGTAGCACCAGTAGTTGTTGTAGATGCAGTAGTCTATTGGGAACCAAAAACTGAAGGACCAGTAAACCTGTCTGAGGTTAAGTTGTGGATTCAAAATCTTAGAAGGCAAGGTTTTGATATTGGCATGGTTTCTTTTGACCGTTGGCAATCCTTTGATATTCAGAATGAACTAAAACAGGTAGGCATGAGAACTGAGACTGTTTCTGTTGCAAAAAAGCATTATGAAGATATGGCCATGCTAGTTTATGAGGAAAGACTTGTTATGCCTGCAATCGAACTTTTGTTCGAAGAACTAACAGAATTAAAAATCATGAAAAATAATAGAGTTGACCACCCAAGAAAATCTTCTAAGGACTTAGCAGATGCTGTGTGTGGAGCAATATTTGGGGCAATATCACATACCCCAAAAAATATGGACGAAGAGGTTGAGATCCATACATTTAGGGATAGACCTAAATCAGGACTTGACTTACAGCCAGGAAACGTGATACAATTAAAGCCTATGCCAGATGATGTAAAAGATTATTTGGATAGATTTAATCTACTATAAAGAAAAGAGAAATGAATGAATTCATTTAAGAAAATCGCACTAGCCATGGTTGCAGCCATGACTTTGGGCACAATCGTAGCAACACCTGCAAGTGCTGCTGTAATGACAGTCGCTGTATCACTTGACTCTGTAGCAAACACTACAGCATCAGCAATCGCTACACCTGCATCATTGCCAGTCCCTGCAGACAACTCTGTTGATGCTGCTGACGCACTAAAGTTTATTGCAACAGTTGATGTTGGAACAAGCGTTTCAGTCGTAGCAACAAACGCAACAATCGTGTCTGCACTACACACAACTGCTGCACCAGTAGGAGCAACATCAGGATCATCATCTTTGACAATTGCCACTGGTACAGGAACAACAGCAACATTTTATGTCTACACAAAAACAACAGCAATTGGTACAGTTGTAATCAACAATCAAGGAACAACTCTTACATACTATGTACAGGGAACTGCTTGTAAGATTAACTCTCTTACAGTGTCTGCACCTACATCAGGTGCTGCTGGAACAAAGCAGGACATCACAGTAACTGCAACAGATACATTTGGTAACAAGGTATCAGGTAAGTCAATTACTGCAACAGTGTTTGCTGCTACAGCAACACTAGATACAGCAACAGCAACAACTGGCGCTACACTTTCAGACTTTGGAGTTGCTACATTTAAGGCAACACTTCCAACAACTGGAACACGCTCACTAATCACATTTGCACCAACAACATCATCTGATGCAACAACTGCAGATGTAGTTGGTCTTCCTGCTCGTGCACTTGCACCATTTGCAGAAATTGCAGTTCGTGATCTAGTATCAGAACTTGCTGCACAGGTTGCTGCTAAGGATGCAGCACTTGCTGCTAAGGCTATTGCAGATGCTGCAGTTGTAAAGGCTAACGCTGATGCTGCTGCTGCTAAGGTTGCTTCAGATGCTGCTCTTGCAGCAGAGAAGGCTGCTTCTGCAAAGGCACTTGCTGATGCAAAGACTGCACACGATGCAGTTGTAGTTGCTAAGGATGCACAGATTGCTAAGTTGACTGCAGATAATGCTGCTACAATTGCAAATCTTAAGGCATCATTCAATGCACTTGCTAAGCAGTGGAATGCAAAGAATCCAAAGGCTAAGGTTACTTTAGTTAAGTAATTAGTCCAACACTAAAGGGGTTGCCAATTACGGTAGCCCCTTTTTTGTGCAATAAAATGGTATAATCATCCTAGTAGACATCTTGTCTCTAAGGGGGAAAGGTAAATTAAAAGATTAATACGCATAATAATAGCGTCAATATTGGCTTTTGGATGGCTATTAATATCCCCACAAGATGCTCACTCTGACGATCCCTTAACAGTAGCAGCAAAACAAATTGAAAACCTCAATAGCGCAGTAGATAAATTAGACTATAAAGATGGTCTAATAAACCTAATTGATATAGCAGAGAATAAGTTTATGTATGCTAAAAATCTACGGGATGTCAGAGACCTAGCAATTAAAAATTATGATGATGCAGTAGATGTAGAAACCCTAGCACTGGAAGCAAAAAATCTTGCCCAGTCTAATGTAGATGGACAAACAGCAACAGTAGCCACTGCCCTAACAAATAAGAATAATGCCTATGATGCCCTTGGCGTAGCCAATATTAATCTACAAACAGCCCAACAAGCATTAAATAATGCTGGTGGTGCTGGTTTATCATACAATGTTTATAGTTTAATCAGGGTTGATGACCTTGCAGCCACAGATCAATTCTTATGTAGTGGAACACTAAATGGAAACTACATGACTCGTCCAGTTTGTGGTAATAGATATGAAAACTTTATAGTTAAATTTACTGGAAAAATAACAGTACC